ATTTAATATATTTAATATATTTAATGTCTGGTTTGTATAATACTACTTTGTCTGTATTGTCTATAAATGGGACAAATATAGAATTAAACGGAGGTGTTAGGAACACTGATTTCGATAGTGGAGGTGGTATATCAATAAGTCCAGGAGACGGAGTAGGTTCTGACATGGGTAAAGGTGGGGTTTGTATAATACTTGGTGGTACTGGTGATGGTGATGGTGGTGGTGGTTTGATATCGATTAGTGGTGGAACTTCTGGAAATGATGTATTTGCTGATGGTGGTATTTTAATATTGTCTGGAGGTAATTCAGTGGGTACATTTGGTGTAGGTGGAGATATAAAACTTATAACCGGTAGTGGAGATACCAATGGAAAATTACAATTTTTTATAGGAGGTGATGGTACTGGTGCAACTAGATACATATGGCCAACTGCCTCTCCCACTGTAGGTCAGGCACTTATAAGTTCTACAGTTGTTGGTACAAATCCAATTGTTTCGACAATGACGTGGGCTAACCCTGGTTATGCCAGTGCGCGTTTGACGAATAATTTGACAACCAATCCGATTAAGGATATTGTATGGGATGCGGGTATAAAAACATCAATAATCGCATTGAACACAAGTACTGGTATTTTCACTTTGACCGCTAGTAGGAATTACTTACTTACCACAACTATTCGTTTTTTTGGAGGTACTGGTGCAGGTAACTTTGGAGTTGCTTGGGTCGACACCTCAAACGTTATCCTCACCCCCTTTGTCCAGGTTATTGGATATACTTCGAGTAGTGGAGATGTCCAAACTATAACTTGTACAGGAATTTACACACCAAGTGCTGACATTGGTGTAAAGGTACGTATTACATTAGCGGGTAACGCCGGTACTCAGACTATTACAGACAATGGCACCAGTGTTGTAATTACCGAGTTGTAATATCAATTATAACTCATTTAGTTGATTAATGATCACGTTATTTTTAAATGTATTATATTCGGTTGGTGTGGAATAGTATGCTTCATAATTGCCGGATTTAACTATTTTCCTGGTTTTAATGGTTTTTTTATTGAACGGTACTATGTCATAAACATCTTTTTTGCCATGTACGGCACCAATCCCGTGTGCTGTGAAACTTGAAACGTCTTTTAGCACACAGACCTTTTACAATTTGAATTTAGTTTCTTTAGATTTAATAAAGTTATCGAAGCTTTGGCTAGATATAACCATGTTGGATGTTAGCGGCCATTTATAAAATCTATAAAATTCTAAAATATTTCGCAAAGATTTAAATATATTATTTTCTAAACCAAAATTATTAATGCCAAGAATAATATCCTCACTTAGAGTCATAATACTATCATTATCTAATCTATCACCAGCTAACTCAATAACAGAATCACCAACAACACTACTTATCTTATATCTAATTGAAGGACTTGCAAAAATTATGGAACCTTTAACCATAGCTTCTACAATACTTTCCTTTGGGAAACAATGATTGATATTACCAATCTTAAGACTAACTATATCTTTTATTTCAAATTCCGTCAAATCATCCATACTATTTAAATAATCAGTATCGTCATGACAATCACCCAAATTAACCAACTTACTATTTACAGAACGTGTTGACAGTCTCCTTAACGACCGTTTACTAGAACGTTTTCTTGACCGTCTCCTTAACGACCGTTTACTAGAACGTCTTACCGACCGTTTTCTTGGGTGTCTTCTTATTGACCTTCTTATTGACCTTCTTGTTGTCGACCGTTTTCTTAACGGTTTTAATATGTTCCTACCGACTGCCCCGTTTCTTTTAACCCACCTACCCGATGTTGGATTACAAATATAGTCTGGTTTATTTGCATTAATGCTTGTGTCCTTACATTGTTTACCGAAATGATTCATTTGTTACAAATAATAAATATAATTATTTTTCATAGAATAACAGTCTAGCTTCCCTAACCCTATCATTCTTTTCTTCTAAACTTTCTTCAATTTCTTCTTCAATTTCTTGTTCACTTTCTTGTTCACTTTCTTCAATTTCTTTATTTCTTGAATTAATTGTGTCTTTGGCCATTCCGAGTACAAATTCTATGGATGGATATGTCCCACCCGATTCTTGGTATTTTTGGTTTAGTTCTAGCATTATATTTATGAATACTGTTACTGTTTCGGGATTTTGATTTGCTAGTGTTTCCCATACATAATTACAGAATATAATTTGGTTATAATCTTCCATTGTTACACTTTTTTAAATTACACTTTTTTAAATTAATTAATAATCTTATATTTAAGTTAATATATATACACCTTTGGTGATATTCTAAAATTCATTATTTATTTACATAAGAATGAGTTGGTATCGCAAATAACAAACTATAATAATAAAGAATTATATTACGAAAGTAGGAAATGCTTACAATATTATAATGGAAGAAATCTAATAACAGTCAATTTGGTCGTCTAAGTGTTAAATCACGTAAACGTCGATCAAAGCGCAATTAAACTTCCATTGATTTTTAATTAATATATATGTTATAAATAATAATATGAGTAGTGTGGGATATATGCAAGGATTATTTAATAGGCCTATGCCTAAGGTAAGTGAGGCAGATATGAAAGATAGTAGAACTGAAAGAGAGCAAGCTACTCGTGCACTTTATAATGATAATGATGATGATAAGAAAAAAAGGGATACGCCATATACTGAAGAAGAAAAAAGAAGAGCTGCAATAGCTGCAGAAAAAAGAAGAGCTGCAATAACTGCAAGAATCAACACAATTAAAGGGAAATTTGGAAGTAAGAGAAAGAGTAAGAGAAAGAGTAAGAGAAAGAGTAAGAGAAGTAAGAAGAGTAAGAGAAGTAAGAAGAGTAAGAAGAGTAAGAAGAGAAAGAGTAAGAAGAGAATGATGATGTATTAGTGTAATATTAATTATTACTTATCCCCAAAATATAATTTAATTGCAATATCCTGTTTGTATTATAATCAAATTTTATTTAAGTTTTTTGTTCGTTTTTGTTTCTTTGTCGTTTTTTTCTTCCCTTTTTCTTTTTAGGTTTTTGTTACCTTTTTCTTGTGTGTCAATATAGTTTAATAGTATAATTAGTCCGTGTAGGAAATACGATGTTTGTGATGTGGTTGGTGGTTCAAATTGGTTATTGTAATTAATAACTTCCATTATTTAAACAAAGTTAATTTAATTACGCGTTTTTACCACAGATATGTATGACTTAAAATTTTAGCGTTATATTTTCCTTTGCTTTTAGACCATTCTTTTTTTAATGCTTTTGATTTTAATTTAGTTCCTGAATGCCTTGAATAATAATTATCCTTCCTTTTCTTATCTCCGTGGTTTTTGGATTTATATTTCTTTAATTTGGTCGAATCTTTATATTGTTGATAATCTCTTGCACCAAAGTCTATGTCCCTTAATTTTTTTGTTTTATTGTTTGATACTGTGGCTCTATATTTCTTATTTTTTCTTGGAGATACTTTAATGCTTTTAATTCTTTCTTTCATTTATAATATATTTTATTTTAATTGTTACATAATGGCAGCTCCTTTATTATTTCCACCAGGTGTATTTGGGAAATTCGTATACTTTGAAACAAAATATAACAATACCATAACTACTCCCCATTTTATAAATTCTCTTGTCCAGTCTCCGAATTTCAAAATTAACTTTTGGTTACGGGGTATAAATTCTTCACCATCTCTTACTGTTATGTCCATAAATGCAAATTTATCACATGGTAGTGCAAAATCTAGTAGTGGATCTATGATGTCTACTTTAAATGCTGAAATAAACTGAAATGTCAATACGGACCCAATTACCGTAATTGTAAGCCATTTTTCGGCTAGAATCAATCTTACTACATTACTATATTTGTCGTCCATTTATAATAATAAACTATTTTTATTCTACTAATTAAACAATCTTTCAATATTTTTAAAAATTAATGATAACGATAAAGTGTTTGTTGTTTTCGCTTATGAGTTCTGACATTTCGTATGAATCATTTTTATCAAATTCTATGATCGTATTATTTTCTGGTGCGTTATACGTATCATCTTCTATGCTTCTAAATATCCATTTGTTGTTATATTCCCATTCGAGATTTATGAACAAGTACCAAATAGATTTAACTTCTTTTATAGATCCTTTAAAATTATGCATTAATTCTATTCTCCCTTGTTCTATGTGATGTCCTGGATTTGCTTTAACTAAGTATAACAGGTGATCATTTTTTATATCTAAACATTTAGCTATATAATTATTAAATTTATCATTTTCTAATATTTCAGATTTCTCACCCAACCTTGTTCCCAAACTTGGTTCAATTATTTTAAAGTCATATGATTCTAAATCTATTTTAAAATTATCTTTAAATATATTATGATATTTTCTACCATCCTTAGGTTTTTTAAATACATCGACTATTTCAATATTTTCAATATTTTCTTTCCATGGCATATAAATTTCATTGGCTATTATTGGTGCTGAATGTACGACAAGTATCATTATTGATAATATAACAATTACCCAAATTTCATATTTTTTATAAGATATATTGCTTTGTTTATTACCCATTTATTATGCATAAATATTTTTGAAACATAATAATCGCGCACAAACAGATTGCGTTTTGTTGTTGTTTCAAAAATAGGTATAGTCTATAAATGGTGTGTAATAAAAGAGTAACATCTTCAAAGATGGTAAAAGAATTATTTATAAATGTACATAAAGAATATTGCGAACATTTTAAACAATTTAATAAAAGATTAAATCTAATTTTAAAAGATAATCTTAATGATGATGAAGTTGATAATATTGTGGATTGGGCTATAGAGTACAAAAATTCTATGGAAACATCTAAAGATATTTTAGAAGAATTAGAGGAACAAATAAAAGCCAAAAGATTTGAATTATCTGATTATAGAATAAGAGAAAATGAAAAATTCACCGAAGTGTCTAATTGCATAATGCCTATGGCTATCATTTATTTTATGGCTTTAAATATGAAGGATAACAATGTATTCATTTAACAATGTATTCATTTAACAATGTATTCATTTAA